CAACTTGGTGTGGTAGTCGTCTTGCTAAGTGTGCTCGTGATGTCCGGTAATGCTCCACCCTGTGTAAAGCTCATGCTTTTCTCCTCATATATTCCAACGGTGACTTGGCTTGCGGCGGTATTTTATCAATCGGCGCAGATCGTTTGTGCTTCCTAATTTCTTCCCTCATTTTGTCCAGCACTGCCGCACCAGCCTCGCTCGACCCATCGCCCAAAGCTGATACCGTGTCCGAGTCGATGACGTATTCATCTTTGGCGAGCATTGTCGGTATTTCATCCGATTGACCAGTGCCAATGCCTTTTACGTGAAACCCGCGTTTTGCATGTCGCGCATAGTCCCTGTTTTCTGGACCCGGCACCATTTTAACTGATCCACCCGCCTTCATGCCGATGATATTCGTTTGCTCGGGGGTCAGCCCTTGCCACATTTCGGATACTTGCTCAGGAGCCTTAACCGTAGACACTTCATCTGTGATGAACTCCTGTTTGGGTAGTGGCGTAGCAAATGCTGCCGCGCTGAACAGCTTTGCCCAGTCGGGCTGTGACGATTGCTGTTTCTGCGTGCCACCACCAAGATTGCCGCCCGTATTTTGATTTCCGCCGCCTAGCAAACTGCCGCCAGTCAACTGATTGACAATGCCTAGCCCTGTTTTCCCTTTTTTATATAGGCTATATGCATCGTTTACATTGGGCAGCAATGAACTGCCTAGATTGCTGCCCAAATTAGAACCGCCTAATCCGGGTATAGTTGAACCACCAACTCCCCATGCTGGCACAGTTCCTAGCCCTGCGCCGGGAGTGGTATAGGGGAACAGCCCCGATTCTAATCCAGTGGGTGGAATCGTTGTCGATGGGAATAATCCAGATTCTAACCCTCCAGTTCCGCCAAGTCCGGGAATATTAGGGACGCCAGATATATCAGGGACAGGAGCTCCAACCCCTCCCAGTAAATCCAAACCAACCCCAGTAAACCCACTTATGACCGCTGATTGCAACGCCGCTTTACCTAGCTGAACAAGCCAATGAGGAGGGGGGTGCTTTCTATTCGCTTCGCTGCCTATTGGAACAAATTGACCGGGGTATCTAGGGTCGAACCCATCAGTGCCTTGCAGTGTTTGTAGGTACTCAACTTGCTGAATAGGGCTGAGTTCGGCATGATTCCCCCACTGCGAGGGGGAGACAGAATACCCTCCCGCCATCAATTGTTCTGGAGTTTGCGTCTTAACCCAATCATAATCCGGCATTCTAAACTCAGCTTCTCCCGGCTGATAATATCTGGAGTCACCAGTGCGATCAATATATTTGGCAGCCTCGGGGTACTGGTTGGCGTATAGCTCATCCGGTGTCATTCCTAACGTAGGGTGTTCCCTGTCTCTCCCAAAAGCCGCCCAGTAATCTGCGGAAGAGTTAATGGTAGCTCCGGGGTTTTCAGCTAAATACTGCTGCACCTCATCGAAAGGCTTCCGACCTGCGGCATACTCTGGGTCGAGCACGTAGCTGGTGTTCGGATCATAAGCTGCTGGCATATTCTATTTCCTTATTGTGCCACGTTAAGCAATGCAGTTGCCCATCCATCCCATGTTATGAATATAGATGGGGAAATCGCACCATCTTTTGCTATATCAGTAACATTTATGAATTGCTCTGCCCAGTCTAACCAATTATCTTCAACCGCATCAGATATTAAGCCATGATTCGCGTTTGCTTCGCACATCAATGATGCCCATGATTCAAAGGTGTGATGTCTAGGGTCATAAACTTGCATTAGCTATGACCTCTCACGTCTCCAAATTCTGCGTTCAAGATTATATTACCAGTTTGATAATCTCCGCTTTGCACATTACTAACAAATCTTAATCTAAGTTCTCTGCGTTGTTGTTTTAAATCAATTTTACCAGTTGTAGCATCAAACGTGTACGGCCCAGACGTTACATCGTCCTGTTGTGCGTATGGCCGTCCAGTTATGTACAGCTCCATCTCCCCAACCTGCACAAAGTCTGGCTCGACTCTGTCTATTCTTATCCAATGATTATCACCAACCATCGACGATTCAGAAGGTCCTCCAGTAACTATTCCGAGGTCATTTGTTTCGAACATGCTCTTGATGGCGGATATGTTCTGACCTTTTATTTCGTTCGACCCGAATTCATGCTGCCACAAACTAATGAGGCCAGATATTGTTGAGAATGTTGCGCTTACTGTCGCTGTCGCTGTACATATCTTGTCAAGGAATACTTCGTACCCTGATATGGTAGATCCGATAGCTGTAACCAACGAACCAACCTGTATCCCAGTTCCAGCAACAAGCAACCCTATCGCAATATTCATATCTGGGGAAGCCGTTATTATGCTGCTGCTGTTAGTCGTCCCAACATTAGCTGTTAAAAGGACTGTCTCTTCGGATAATTCTGTCCCTGCATTTACTGGGTATCTAAATCCCTGAGCATAGTAACCAGCAGACCGTTGCGCCCCCGGCGACGATCCTGCGTCATACCAAGTCTGCTCTCTCGTATTGTAGATTATTGCATCGGTGCATTCTGTTGCACTCCCTCTTGGGTAGAACCACCATATCTCGCCATACTTTGGAACTTTGGTTGCCCATACTTTCTGTCTTTGTGAGAAGTTCAGATTGTCATAAAACCAATTTGTGTTCATGTTGTTCGGCAATTCTTTTATAACGCCGTTGTACAGCATGAATCTATCTATCCCGCACCAAAAATATATGCCGTCATATTCAATGACCGACTGACTCGATAATATTGTCAGGCTACCAATAATGTCATACCGCCAATAGAGCTGTGCGGAATTGACTGTCATCGGGCTGTAGCTTACTTTGATAAGGCTATCCAAAGCCCAGAACAATCCGCTAGGTGAATTAGACCCGCCCCTGATAGCTATTCCTTTAACTATCTTCTGTGCAGATAAATTCGCCTCGTTAGAGTCTGGGGAATTCCAATCGAAAGCATTGCCAGCAGAACAGTTCTTAATTAACCCGTTGTCTCCATATACGAATACATATGGATGAAGGCACACAACCCCGCCTGAAACTGCAATCAGAGCACCTGTCGGCGCAGAGCCTGATGTGTCTTTGAGCGGGTAGAGAGGGGGGAACACATAAGGACCATTTGAAACGCCTCCGGGGTCGCACGCCATTACATTCGATGTAGTGGTATTGTCGATCGACAATAAATTCTGTCCTGCATGGGACAGCAGCAAATTATCACCATTCCCTGTTGAATCATAAAACCCATCGAACTGCCAAAGATTCTTTTCTGAATCAACAAATACATCCTGTATGGTATCAATCGATACATACATTCCCGACCCAGTTCCACCAATATCCGCCGCTGCCGCTTGCAGAAGCCCATCAAAAGTCATGTTTGTCGTGCTTACTTGATACCCGTTACCCGCTGTTGTAAGTGTAACTACTGTAACAACACCACCTGCAACTGTGACTGAAAACGTAGCCGATTGGCCGCTGTTGCCTGTCATGGTTACACCGGGATAGACCCCGTTTGTGTATAAAGTACCCGCTGCAAATATTGATATAGTGAGTATCGGCCCACTCTCTACCGCGTAAATAACAGTCCCCGACCCTACCCCGCTGCTATCACATGAAACACGCTCTAGCCCTGATTGATAGCCGTTGAATATCCTGTTTTCGCCATCCAGTGAGTCGGCATAAATTCCCCTCGATATGCCGTGCAAATTATCATCGATCTGCCTATAGCCACCGATCTTACGAGGCCGTCCACGTTGAAACCTCACCCATTCGCCATCAGTGTAATATTGCCTATCCAAGACAGTGCCATCGCGCTGAATCCCGGCCTTGGTGTCTAATGCAAAAACCTTTTTAGTCATTTTTATGGTGCGGCATTAACAATGTTATAGGAATCATTTACCAAAATAGCTTGCTGTGCTGGTATCAACGCCACTGTCGTTCCACCAGTGCCTACTGAAATCGTAACCGTATACGCAGCAGGACTTGTTGTTGCGTTATTCACATACATCACTTGAATCGTTGGTGGAACTATAATCGTCACATTCCCCACAAGGTCGCCAGAACTAGTGAATTTTAATAATGTGTTTGATGCTTCAGAGTCTGTGAGGGTATATGTACCAGTCGAGACTTGCTTCACCAATTGAGAAAAATTGAACTGTGTATTTCTTCCAAGACCAACAGAATAGAATGTTGTGCCAGAGCAATGTAGGTGCAATGAATCTCCTGTTTGAAGCCCAACCGTTGCCGACCCATTTAATGTATCAGCACCAGCACAGTCAATCGTCAAAAGACCAGTTCCCTCATTTCTTACTTTGATGAACCACCCATCACCAAGCGTAGCCGCCGCCGTTAAGTTCAGCGTTCCAGCACCGCCAGTCCAAACAAAGAGCTTTGTTCTATCAGCAGCACCAGCCGTATATGTCCCGGAGAATGTTGTAACTAATGTTGTTAGGTTTAATGTTGTCGTGATGGCCTCAAGCCCATATCCCTCAAGAGTAGCTGCATCGGCACTTGATGTTCCAGTGCCAAAGGCAACATTCGACCATGTGCCTTGTTCAGTGGCATTAGTCTTGATGTACACATATTTAGACTCGCCAGCCGCTATCGATATGACTGTATTCGTACCCGCATAATCTTTGACCGTGAAAGTATTAGCCCCCACGTTCCTAAATAATATATCCTGCCCCTTTGAGGCTTGATTAGCGGGAGGCAGGTACACAGACAAGCTGCCAGCCGAGGCGGTGACTTCTGTTATCCTGCCAACCGCTGTTAAATCTGGATCACCGTTGATAGGCCACTGTAACTGCGTGCTGACAGCTATTGTCAACTCCACCAACGACACATCTGCCGGGAGTATCGAATCGCCACTAAACGGGCTTGAGTAACTTGTCATTTTATGTACCTTTCACGAATGCTTGTCGATCCAGTATGCGCTGGACATCTTCTGTTTTCAGGCTTTCGATTACCTCGTTATACATGCTTTGCCATACTGGAATACGGTCATCATTCTTCAGAAACGGGATGGCTTGAAGTAGCGTTCCATAAAGCAATGCTTGTGGTGCGTTGATCGTAAACCAATTGGCCTGTGCATCTGATGATAATGGCTCCACCCTTTCATAATAAGTTACTTCAAACTCCAAATCGGAAGCAGGAGTTGGGGCGACTAGCCAACGGTAGAAATTATAATCGCTATAGTATTTTGGAGTTCCTGTTACTGCTGGATCGGGTGCGTATGCGCGGAGGACTTCATATTTACGCAATAGAACAGGATTGATCTTTCCTGTCGAGTCCGTGCAACTCATGGATACAGTTTTTTTCCATCTTGAAGGTTTTACTAGAACAGGATCAGAGGTAGTGAAATTGCCAGTAGCGACAACCAAGCTGCCAAGAAATTTTATGTTAGTGGCTATAACCTGCTCTGCCAACATAATCAACCGTGGTATCTGATTTATAGTATCAGCGTCAGACCTCTCTAAATACAGGGTGACGTCACTCACCAAACTGTCATACGTCATTACTGCCGCTGCTACCATATAATCCCCTCAATACATTTATTTAGCATAGTTATTTCTCTGGTTTGAGTATGCTGACTATTCCGTTGTTATTGGCAGCACATTTTTTATACTGATCTTGGGCTCTGGCAATCCAGTTAACGATGTCGGTATCGGAGGCAACTCCGCCGGTACTTTCTTCAGTAGGGTCGCGGGGACGTGGGGACAAACCAAAGACCTTAGTGGGTTTGTTGAGCAGCCTGACAGCATCAGCAGACAGGCAAGGCTTATTGGTAGTGATTTTGGAAACATTGATTAGTACCTCCGTTAATGCCTCAGCAGATGAGCGCTCTAGTTCTTGCACCTCGGCAGCTTTCTTGTTGCCGTATTCAACTGCTACTTTATACTCCTCAGCGGCTTTAGCTGCTACTTTAGCATTCTCTACTTTCACCTCATCGTCACGCGCTCCACGACCTTGAAAGTAAGCAGTGGTATGCGAGCCGACAAGGAAGAGTACCACTGCAAGCAGCACGTAGGGATTCATTCTTGATTTACCTTATCATGTATTGATTCAGTAGTCTTGCTTCTAAAGTAGGCTATCAACATTGCAATTATGATACCTATTCCAGCGAACATCTCCGGTGTCATTTTATGGATGAACGCTGGAATGGCAAGCTGCGCCGCGCTTAAACCAGCGATTAAAGTGGCAAACAGATTTGTCTTTGATCTAATCAACATCAACCACCGACGTTTAATAGCTTTCATTTTATTTCTCTTTCGGAAAAGTGCGAAACCAAACTTTGAGTGCAATGAGCCAGCCTTTAACACGTTCTATAAAATTATTCACGCGATCATTTCTCCATTAAAAAGTTGCGCGATCTTCAGCCCATCAGTAAATTGGCAGTGTGCCATTTCGCGATTATGCTCCCATCGTCCCGCCCACTCCAATCCAACGTCCTCAGCAATCTGCCCGCACTTCTTCCACAAGGCGGTATTGTTCCAGTCGATCTTTCCGTTCTGGATAGGCGCGAAGTCGAAAGCCAAACGGTAGTTATGGTATGACCATCCGCCATGAGCGTTTGTTACAATAGCACCAGCGGTTGCCCTGCCCTGTGCGTACAGCGCGTCTTGCGATTCCTTGTCGCGGTAGGTGGAAGTGATGATGACATCAATACCGTCGACCATGCACTCAGCAATGAATTTCTTACACAACTCCTGCACCTTGGGGTGAAGGTCAGCGATCTGTCTACTGTTAATCATTGCCTGTCACCATTCCCACGCTCGAGGAGCCGCGTCACCTTCGCATCAATCTCACGAACGGTTGTTCTTAACTCGGCGGTTTCGCGCACTCGTTCAGCTTTCAAGTTGGCAATCTCGGCGGTGTTGGTGGCGATAATGGTTTTAACTTCTGTTGCCCAACTGAACATAGAAACTATCAGACCTATAGTAGCTATAATATGTGTGATATTAAATGCGGCACTAACTGAGAATTTATTGTCGCTCCTCCGCCTGTTGTGCTGGTCTGGCCGCCTGTCCCGGTAGCTATCATCATCTCCAACATTATCACTCATCTCAGACTTCCTTGTTTATTGTTGTGAAATCGTTTCTACGCAAGAATCTCAGCCGCACGTCCTGCGCCTATCAATCCAGCCGATTCAAGCGCGTTAATCCCCGCAATGGTTTGGTCATGGGTAACATTGACATCTTTTGCGGAAGCCAGATCTTCAATCCATACCTGTATCGCTACAACAGACTTTGCCGCCGTGTAAATTGCAATTTTTTCAGCTTGAGTAAATCTATTGCGGAAGTCTAAAACAGATATTGGCTGTTTGATTTCAGGCGCGGGTTCATCATCTTCTTGCAATACCGCGTCTGGATGATGCGCTGCGATAAAATCAGCGTCAGCTAGTATTACATTCCCATCTTTTAGTTTATAGCGCATTAGCCTATCCTTTCGATTACGACAAGACCTTTACCGCCAGGCCCACTCACACCGGTGCCTGTTGCGGTGTTACAGCCACCACCAGACCCGCCACCCAGTGATGGAGTCCCGCTTTTACCACCCGCTGCCGTTGCACATACGCCACCACTACCACCGAGAACCCCAACTATAACAGCGTTGCCAATCGTTGTATTTGAGCCAGCCGTTCCGCATCCACTACCACTTTCGTTACTTCCGCCACCGCTACCGCCAGACATAGCCCTGAATGGGTCGTATATAGAATCAAATCCGAATTCCATTCCTCCCGCAGCCTGTGTTGCAAGAGATCGCCTGATACCGTCAGCACTTGCCGTTGATCGTCCGATGTTACTCTTACAAGCCCCGCCAGCGCTTGTTGCAGTTGCTCCGCTTAGTGCATCTCCGGCAGTTCCAGCACCGCCGCCACCGGAAGCACTTGTTGTTGCAGTGCTGGTATTTGCGCCACCAGCACCACCTGTTCCGAATGGAGACCCCGCACCGCCGCCACCTGCTGCTGTACCCTTACCCGTTGTGCATAAGGCGCTACCCCCGGCTCCGCCTGAGTTGTTAAGCAGCGTGCCGCCAGAGCATGTACCCCCCGCGCCACCCGCTGCTGTTGCCCCGTTGGTTGTAGAAATCGCACCCCCGGAGCCGCCAATAGCAGTGATCGTGGTCATCCCTGTGCCGCTTAATGAAGATGTGCCACCTACGTTACCCGCTGCATTCGTCACGCTAGCACCACCAGCACCAACAGTAACAGTTAATACAGTCGCAGCGGGAAGGTAAACTTCTGTTTCTCCAAAGCCGCCGCCGCCCCCACCGCTTGCTGCATTTGTAGTGCTGTTAGTATTACCGCCCCCGCTACCACCAGCACCAAGTACAGATAGCCGATACACCCCGCTTACTGGTATCGTGTAAGTAGTCGATGAAGGAAAGAATATCGCTGGGCTTCTTACGCCAGCACCACCAATGAATTGACTTAGATTGCTCATGTTAATTTCCACCCCACTGTACTGTCGATATAAGTTAATGTGATACTGATATTGTTCGTGCTGATTACCATATCCTCAGATAAGCTCATTATTTTTGATGAGTTACGGCCTATGGTTAAGTTATTTGTTGCGAATGTCCCTGCGTAATCTGCAATATTTACTACGTGATTAGCCGATGGAGTTGCTGGTAATGTGATCGTGAACGCCGCGCTTGTGGTATCGGCCATCAAGTAATCGCCAGTAACTGCGGTATAGGTTGTGGTTTTGATTACCCATGCTGCGCTACCAATATCGCTAGTCATCGCCACCGTCCCATCTTTATCGGGTAGCGTCCACGTTCTTGCGGCAGTTGTAGCGTTGGTAAAGAAGTTGGTAAATGTGTTGGCTGCGTTTTTCAGGTTGAGCTTAAACAGAGTAAGCCCTGCGTAACCTCCGGTTGCGTCCTTGTTGGCTGATGTTTCTCTCGTGGCATCGTTCCCATTCAGCTTCTGTATTGCTTGCAGGATCGTGTCAGTCGCTGCAACCGTTCCCGCGCCTGATGTGTAGCCGGTGAGTACCTTTGCGATTACTGCCGCATTGGTGAGGGTTGTTGCATTGCCAACTGACGTTACATCGCCTGTCAGGTTGGCATTAGTAGTTACCGTGGCGGCATTGCCAGTGATATTTGTCTGGTCGCCAGTATTTGTTCCAGTAGCAGTACCGCCTCCCGTGGCTACATCGCCATCGCTAATCGCCGTATTTAACTGCGCTACCGTGAAGCTCCCAAGAACCGCCGCATTGCCCGTGGAAGTGACATGACCTGTTAGATTAGCGTTGGTCGTGACGGTCGCAGCGTTACCACCAATACTTAATCCAGCCGCGGTTCCTGTGATGTTCGTTCCTACTAGCGCAGTCGGAGTGCCTAGTGCAGGGGTGACTAAAGTTGGGCTAGTGGATAATACTGTGCTGCCTGTGCCAGTGCTTGTTGCGACTCCTGTCCCGCCCCTTACAACAGGCAGTATCCCGCTGACAATGGCCGAAGCGTCAAAAGTCAGTCCAGCCCCAAACAAATCTACTGTGGCTTGTTTTGCTTGCCCATCCTGAAACGCCAATACAACATCAGTTGCTGCTATTGAGGTAGCTGCTGGCAAATCAGTGATTCTTTTTTGTGCCATCCTATATCTCCAGTGAATCCATATTGCCGTTTGTTGTAGGGTCGTCCGAGTTCTCTACCGCTATTTCAAACGTACCGTAATCTCCAGTTGCTAATGTATTTCCAGTTTCGGCTATATCAACGTCAGGCCGTGGGAAGTTCAACGCAATTTTCTCAGGTTGCCTTGCTGGCAATCTCCAAGGGTCTTTCCTGTCCCTGCATCCTTTGTCGCACACTCGCAAGCCGGGGATATTTGGGTCTGATCCCATCGAAGCTAATGGCCGCTTCATCCTACACCTATCGCAAATTGCAATCGCTAAGGTTGACATGCCACGAGTGTTTAAGAACATGGGCATTATCGGCTGTACCCTGAAATATTCGGGCTAAAGAAAATCGGAGAGTTATCCCGCTCCTCGTCTTCCGCTTGAGCAAGGTACTTATCCGCTTGTCCGTCCAAGTATACGATCTTTTCCATCGGCACGTCTGGCAGCTCCAGCGACATTCTGTGCGCAAGGATGAACAGGATTGCTTCATACCAGCGTTGCGGTATTTCAAGCGAACCGTTCAGGTCGCCCACATCCATGATGTACCGTGAGCAGTAAACCACTATTTGTGTGAAGTCTTCACTCGGCACAGGCCAGACGTTCATCGTCGGCTGTGGGATTGTCCGATCAAACCAATATTGCAACGGCTGATTGGATGTGAAGTTCTTATTGGGAAGGTTGGTATAGTCATCCCTATTAAGTCTTGCCATTGGAATTTCAATAGGATTACTGCCAACCACAAATTCGCGGACTATTAAAGTCCCGCCTGCTGTCTCGCGCATTCTGTAGTACATCACTGCATGGCCGGGATCGATGTCATACCAAAGCCATGTGTTATCAACCCATGTTGTAATTCCAGGAGCGTATAGCGTGCTCCATGTAGTGCCATCGGTTGAGTATTCTATTACTATTGTGAACGAGCCGCTTACGCCGGGAAGAATGCCGAACTTTGATGCGTACACCTCATCCGAAAATGTTACCGCGATGTTCCCGTTGATTGCTGACTGCGTGCACGAAGTATCAACATCACCATCAAACGCATTAGCAGCAGTGCCCGTAGACGCGCTGTAAACGCCCGTGTTGCGTGTTACGCGCCTGTACAGGGCGTTGAGTACGTCAATAGAGCCAACGGGCAGTGTATATAGTCCCTTGTTCGCTCTCGTGCCGACAATTGACTTCTGTATAGCCCAGTAACTAATGCCGCGATTACCCAAGCTCGACAGCGCGAAGTACAGACTCTCCCGCGCTGACTGTATTTGTTCAACAGTCAGCTCCTCAGAGAAATTGCCGCACCTCCTCGCGCCATGCTCGATTAACTGCATGACATCAATGACTGTCTGGCTAATTGTTCCCGATGTTGTCATTACAGCCTTTCGTTATTTAACTTGCCCGAAGTCCATTTTTATTTCGTGTACCATTAGCTCGTGCGCTTGCCCAATGTTCCGGTAGAACTTAAGCGACTGTGATGCAGGGTCGTATCTCATGCCGAAATACGCTGTATCAGTTTGCCCAAAAGCCCAGCTTGAGTTGGGTATCATCAATCCATACCTAAACGCCTCAGGGTTTTGAATCTGTATCCCCGTTAGCCCTCTAGCAGTGGCATGAGGCTGCATGTTAATTCCGATGGTGTCTGTGCCAACTTGCGTCTGTGGAAACTCAATATTCAGGCAAATTGATGTGCCGCCCGGTACTGTGTCGTAAACATCGCAATGTATACCTGCTGCCCAAAATGCACCATTTTTAACGGCTGTGCCATGTACCCCAACAATATCGTGTACACCCCATGAGCCGACGTTACCATTGCCTCTAGCTATGCCGTACATGCTGAAATTTGCGCCTGCTGACCCGCTGCTAAAATCCATCGAAGTATCAGACTTGATACCTGTATGCAATCCATTGGCAGCCGAGAAATTACCTGTAATCTTGTATTGATCTTGACTGACTGAGTTTTCTGCATTTACCTGAAAACTCAGCAGCATCAATCCAATTAACGGTAGCTTCATGGTGGCTTTCATTATGGATTACGTCACATAGTGTGGTAGATGTTATCGCTATAATCCCCACGCGCCTGCCTCTCCGCTATTGCCTTTCTTTCTTCAGCCATTTGCCGCTGAAATTCAGCGTCCGACATGCTGGGGGCAGATGGACCAAATTTTGATATTACATCTTTTAAATTAGGCAGTGCTCCTCCGCCGAACAACGATCTGTAATCTACTCCGCCATTTTGCTGCGGCCTTACCCATCCCGGCGCAGTGCCGGGGTCGTCATCTCTTTCTCCGGTAAGGAACTGCCGTGAACCCGGATATGCGCCGTATGACCCAGTTTCTGGATCAAGATATTTCATTTCCGTTGTCCCGGCTCGCCCCGGGATGTTACTGCCCCCAGTGAGTACTTTGGGCATTCCCGCGAATCTTCCGGTTTGCTGTAATTCATTTTGCTGTGACGGTCTTTCAAACTTCGTCCCGCCGCCTTGTTGTGGATACCCAAGCCTGTTTCCGATTACCTGTGCGCGTTGCGGTAAATATTTGTTTTGACCACCTAGATTATTTTGATTCAGGAAGCCCAATGGATTCCCTCCCATATTTTGGAAAGGATTCCCTCCCATATTTTGGAAAGGAAGCCCTCCCATATTTTGGAAAGGAAGCCCTCCACTTTGGATCGGTGGCGACGTTACGGAGCCTACACCTTGTCCGTTGCCTGTTGATGGTGCTGGATTGATACCATACCTGTCTCTCGCCTGATCTTCGAAGGTGTATGCACCGCCTGACCCAGTTCCTGCGCCTTGACCGCTACCTGTTGATGGTGGCGTTACGGCTGGCGCTGCCTTATACAGCTTGGATGTTGTTGGGAGTGCGGCTTGTGCTTGCTGCAAAGCCTGTGTTTGCGCCGCCTTAGAACCGCCAACGTAAACCGCCTGCCCGGATGGGTCATACGCTTGCGGATTTCCCGCTGCTGGATTAGCTCTCAATCCGATTCTTCGTGCAACTTCTTCCTGTGGCGTAAGCGTCCCGGCGGAAGGCACTGCCGCGCTGTGATACGCCATTTGTGTCGATGGCGACGATTCCATAGCAGGGGCGGATGCGCTAGGAGGCAATGCCCTAGTAGCCGCCCTGTTAGCCCAGTAATCCGATCCGGGAACTATCCCACCTTCGGCCATCTTTTTGACCTTGCCGCCACATTTCAGACCTTTGTGGCCTTTGGATGCTGGCAGTTTTTCATGGGACTTCAATTCCTTGCTGATAGCCGCAATCTTTTTAGTTTCTGCCCTTTCGTCTTTGGCAGATTCTTTGACCGCCCCGCCTTTGGCAAACTTCAATTCGCCACCCGCCTTATTGTATGCGTCTTCCATGAGTTTTAATTCACGGGCTTCATCCCGCGCTTTTCTCATTTCTTCCTGTACTTTAGGCGAAGGTGTACTATCATCGGCTGGCTTGGCTTTAACAGGTTCTACTTTCTTCACCTTGACGATGGGAACTATCCCACCTTCCGCCATCTTGCCGCCTTTCTTAGCTGCAAGAGGAATCTCAACAGATACTTTAGGTTTGAGCTTCATCGCTGCCCTGCGGTCCTTAGCTGAAGGCTTGCCGGGAGCAACAGAACCACCGACTGGTTTGCCAACTGCATCGATGATGCTAATTGCCCCACCCACTGCCTTCTTGGTAGCCTTGAAGCCTTGATCTTCCTCTGCTCTGGCTTTGCCTACATAGCCACCATCCTTCATGCGAGGAACCGAGCAACCGCACCCCATTTTCTGCAACTTGCCGAATCCTTCCATGATTCTCTCCTTAAATGGTAGATTGTTGAACGATGGTCAATGATACTGACCCACCGCCCGAATTAACGAGTACCCTGATTGCCCGCATCAATGTGGTTGTTACCCCCGATGTTTGGCTAGCCGTGGCTGTTGTTAGCGCGGCTGTTGGGTGCGCTACGACTTGATGCGCTAACGTATTGTCGAACGGGTCTTCGTTTGTATACTGAACCGAATAATTGATAGTTCCTGTTACGGTAGCCGATATGTTTGTCACTTGATTCGGCACATAAATATCAAGCGGTATCCAGTCAGTAGAGCCGGATTGCAGCGTTCCAGCCGTTATCGCTGCCGCTGTTGCCGCTGACGTTGCTATCCTTGTTACTGTTTTAAATGACTTTGCAGTTGATACTGTAGCAATATTGCCACCCGCTAGAGTTTCACTAATTAAAGATCCGCCATTATTAGTCCCATAAACTGTGAATGTCATACCACTATCATTCCCGGCTGATGCTATCGAGACTTTTCCTGAAACAGACAGTGTAGCGACAACCTTCTCCACTTCTGGCGGAATCTGTGAAACAAATTGGCTTGTGGTCGCCGCCAATGATCCATTAAGCGTCACATTAGTTGCAGATGCTGGCGACTGGCTTAACGCAATAGAATTGGCACTAAGGGCTGCGTAGCCTCCCCATGTTTTGCTTATTGGACGCATTGATTAATCTCCTTATACTTGAGTTACACCTAAAGCCCCAAGTCTAGTAGCCGCTGGACCAGCCGCATTAGACGGCAATAATATCGCAACAACAAGGCGTTTCGCACCGTCCGAAACAGAACTCAATGCCAGTGTCCCGCGTACATCACCAGTCGTCGTAGTTGCAGGAGATGTCGCAACAGCAGCAGTGAATGTCCCTGTATTCTCAGCAAGAGTGCTATCCCATCCGCATCTAGCAACATACCCCAGATCACTAACAGCTAAAGGCATCCCGATAATATCAGTCGTTCCAACCGTCACCGTGACTACTGGGCTTGCTGCTATTGTCATCGTGGCAACTTGCCAGAATGCTTTTTTGCCGTTAACTGTTGTCGAGGCAGATGCGCTACTGGTTATTACCTCGCTCATTGGCTGACCGTAATAGTCATAACCAGTAATTGTGATTGCGCGAGCTGTTGGCGATCCGGCACCAGTCCTTACACATAGAGCGCGAGGGGTGTCTAGTTGTGTAACAGTGACCCCATCCGGTCTAACTACGGACGTAGTGCCTGTCCCTGCAACTCTAGTGATTGCTGCTGTATATACGGAAGCCGTAGCTAATGCGACCAAGTTAAGTGCAAGTGGCACTACATCATGGATATAAATTCTACCCAGCGGTCCAACTCCGGTTTCCATCGGTGAAGAATTACCTAAAGCTGAAGCAGGAACAACGCCCTGATATGTCTCCGCTGATCCTAAAAATAAATCATCTGTAAATTTCGGCACGATATGCTCCTTTTTATCTATTCAATAAATCCATAAAAGAAAACTCCAGTCTCAGAGTTTTCTTTTGTTTGGATATGCGTTACATTAAATGCCGGGAGTGCCCCATACTGCACGCCAGTCTGTCCAGCCAACATCGTAACGCTCTGTTGCCTTGAATCTCATGCTGTCAGTCTCGAAATCGCCTTCCATAGTCTTTTCAAGCTTGCGCCTCATCATGAGCTTAAGCCCTTCTGGTGCGTTAGTCTGAATCCACCATGCAGTGGAAGAAGACAGACGTGACATCACAACTGCGCCATCAGCCAGAGAGCCTGTTGATTTGATTGGGTTAAGGTCGTTGTTGGCATTGCCTGACCTTAATACTGACTTAAGGATAACTTCGGCTTGGAACATATTGCCAGGGGCTACGATAAGTTGCGTTGGCTTAAGAGCGATTTTCTTATTCGTATTGTCCTGCGCTCCCCTGATCTGAATCAACATCTGTTCTGCTGAAGTCTGAGACAGTACAGAGGCCGTAGTCAATAAGTTACTTTGAACTCCCTGTGCTACTGGGTGAGAAGCACTACACAAACAAACGCCATCACCACCTATATAATTGGAGTTAAAAGCTCGGTTTGGTACGTTAGCTGACAGCGTTTCTTTGGTATCAACCAGTGATTGCGCTAGATGTTTAGCGAACGTCTGACCAATACGAATATGATCGCCGTCCTCAACAAGCACTTTGGTCAACGCAAATGCCATGCCGTAAACCTTGTAGACATACCGCTTCATAAACAGCACGCCGCCTTGTTGATAGGTTACTGCTGCACCATCAGGAAGCTCAGGTGCTGCCGGGAATCCGTACAACGCCGGCTCTTCGTGATAGTTACGAGGGATACCGTTTTCCTCTTTGAAAACTTTTGACCACTCATCTGCCCTTAAATCATAAATCCCATCGAAACATTCATTCAGTATTGGCTCAACTATTGAACGAAAGTCCGTACTACGCATTGGTGCGCTCATGTCTTATTCTCCTTAGATCGCGTTAGCGACTGGTCTGTATTGATGTTTAGTGATGCTCACATGAACATTCGTGTATGCATCTCCCCAAGCATTGTCAATGTTCGGAGCAAGATTCAATATTCTGAATGTGGCGTTATTCCCAGCCGCTGCCAATGTCGTGCTTAATGTAGTCTGAGACAATCCAGTGGTCGTCGAACCCGCTGTTGCATTAGTGAGGTCGGCTTCATCACCGACTGATGCTTGCGTCAGAGACCCATCTGCTTGCATCTCATAAACAATTTCAGCATCGCTATAGAAATATGCCCTGCAAGAACCCGCCAGATATGCGGTATTAGCTGGCCAATAATTCGACACTCTTGCGCGACCCGTTGTGTCCGTCCATTCCACCCCAGCGAACGATCCCAGCATTGCGTCCCCTGCTGCGCACGCTTGAATGACTCCGGTTGTAGCCATCTTGATCGCTTGACCTTTCAGGATAGCGCTGGAGTACGTTGATAGAATGCCGTCTGTTAACACTACTGGCCTAATTAATCCGCTAGGATGGTATATAGGCTTCAATCCAAATGGTGCTGCTGTTGAACTCATGTTAATTCTCCCATGTTTGTTATATTAGCCAGCGAATACAGGTGCTGACCTTCTTTCCGCAATATCTGCAAGACCGTCGCCCTCGACTGATCCTAAAACTCTACCGTTGTTATCTCTGCTTTGCATTTCTTCCACTTTGCGTTTGATGTTGGCCGCGTCATCGTTTGGTATATCGTGGTGCATCATGGTCATAACTTCTTGATACACATCCATCGGAATCTTGTACAACAACATCTCGTTGCATGAAATAAACCCAGCATATTCACCGTCTTTAACCCGTGATCCAGCATCTAATCCTAGTTCTTCTGCCATAACTGGCACATATCCTAGTTTCATACGCTTATCAATCGTGTCATATTGATTGATGGTGGATAGCCAACATAAATGCCAACCCGGTATGGTTTGCAACTGCGGCAATGCGCTTTGTGTCCAACCGTCACGCCACATCTTACGGCGTTGCTCGGCTGACACATTTACATCCTCCGGTGGTCTACGGCTTTCGTCTTCGGTTGCACGATCCTCGCGACTCGTTGGTGTAGTTGTTTTCTTGATTCTGTCGTCGTTCATGTTATCTCCCTGCCTTTCTGTCTGAGTCAATATACCTACGGATCATTTTGTTTCTCACTTGGACATTGTCATACATTCCAGCTTCTTTTAATGCCCTCACGCGATCCGCGCTTAATGTGAAGGTCGCTTTCGTGGAGCTACCACTATTGGCTTCCCTTCCCGATGACTCATTCATACTTCTAGGTCTTTCACGGACAACTCCTTCACTTGAATCATCATCGCCACTGTAATGTTCAGGCAATGTTTTTTTCAATCGGTTTGTGAACTCTTCCCAATACTTTTCAGTTCTTGGGTTGAATCCCTCTTTCAATAATACTTTGTCAACAGCGACTGCAATGGCCGAGTCTTGATCACCGACGTTCGGATCGTACCAAGAATTCTCACGCATCCATTTGCCAGCCATTTCAGCAACAACAGGATCCTGTGTTTGCTGTGGTTGTTTGCTTGCTTCAGTCGCCTGACGTTTAAGGTTAGCTAACTTATCAACGTTGACCCGCGCTGAGTGCAACATCCTTTGCGCCCCGATCATCGCGTCACCGTCACCGGAGCGCGTGGCTTTGTTGATCTCCATTTCAGCGTACTCAAGGCGCACCATCTCATCTTCTAGTGCTTTATCCACCCGCACTTGGTCTGCTGCGTTGGTGCGCTGTTCAACGGCGGATAACCGAGTTAATAGTTGGGCGTTTTCACGCTTCAATTGCTCATATTTGAAATCCTTTTCAGCCCGTTCCTGAACATGCATCTGTTTCCGGGCTTTGCGCTTCTCACGTCTGATGCGCCTGATTTCTTCGGTGTCGCTGGCCTGATCTACGCCACCATCATCGGGCACGTGGTTTGATTCACCCTCCTCTCCCTCGTGTTGATCATCTTCAGGCTGCTCAATTTTTGAACTATCGACCTCAACCGTGCCATCACTTTTTTCGACAATCGGCAGTTCGTCGTCTTCTCTATGTCCGGCGGCCATCAGTAAATCGCTTTCATGGCGAGGGGGTCGCCTGTCACAGCCGCAATAACTTCATGGTCGTTTAGCACAACGAACAATGCACGCTCATCTTTGTCACCGTATGGTACTTCCCATCTGTCACCGCCCCACTTGGGCACGCGGATGTAATCGCCTTCCGCGCACCATGCGCCTTCTGGCCACGGCTCCATCGTGTCGCGCTTCTTAAATGCCAGCGGTCCGATCGCGATGACTTTACCCACCATGTTGTTGAATTTTTCGGCATCAGTGGTTTCCTTCACCAACATGATGCCTGATTCTGTGGTCTTCGCTTCTGTCGCTTTCAATTGAACAAGTATCCTCGCGCCCAATGGCCGCGCACCCGGAGGGATGACCGGGAATGCCCTATTCAACCTTTCTTGGTAATCTAATACTATTTCTGCGGCAACCACGCCGGGTTGACCTTCATATTCGCTATCCTTAAAGATGAATCTTCTTCCGAATGCTTGGTCAGCATCGTTTATTTTCCTTGCAGTAGGCTGCATCCTACCCGCCGCCATATCAGCCGCTAAATCCCGCTTTTGTTCATCCATTAACTGTGCCATATCATTTTCCTTTCAACGCGCATATCTCAGCGCAAGCAATGCAATTACGCATCATTTTGTTCGTCCATCAACCCGTTTAAAATATCCATCACCTTGTGCATCCCTTGAACGTATCCGGCTTTTGCTTTGTACTCCGCGAAATCCTTCGCCGTTCCATTTGCCAAGTACGTTGAAACATCGCTTATCTCCGCCTGTACTGCGTCGATAAATTTGTTAACATCTATCACTTGGATGTCTTGTTCACTGGTGCTGGCTTCTTGTCACCACCTGACAGCGATTTACCATCCAATGGAACGCCCATTGCCATGCGCTTATGCTGCGAAACAAGTTCGCTCTTCTGTGCTGCATCACTGCTGCTCTTCTCGTTCATCATGCTTCTCCATTCATAGATTGTTGTATTCTGTCCTGCAATCCCACAACCGTCTTTTCCTGCTCACCCTTCAGCTTTGCGGCCTCAACAGACAACTCAATCGTTGATATCCGCTCCTTCGTCAGGTTCTGCTCTGTCGCCATCGCTGCGGTCAGCTCATTCTTCTCTGTTGCTTGTTGGTGTGACAGCTCCAGCTTCTTGCCATCCATCGTTATATCAGCCATATCCTTTTCCTTGCGCCTCTGTGTCTCAGCGAGTGATGCCTGCAGAATAGGGTCTTGCTGTGGTTGCGGTGCGTACTGCTGCGCTATCTGTGTGAGTTGCTGCAATGCAGCGGAGAACTGCTGGAAGCCTTGCTCGATGTCGTTGTTTACAGCATGTGCCGCGCCAGCAATGGCGTGGTCTATCTCCCGTAACCCTTTTTTCTTGTCGTACTTTGGCTTCAACTCGCCTGTTTCATGTGCTGCGTACTCCTCAACCCTTTGCGTGTACCACAACAGCATGTGCTGTTTGGCGTGCTCTATGGCCGCTGGCACAAACACTGGAGCCATTATCGGGTTAGAGCCTAATGCCGGGTTCATCGCGAAGGAGAACAGCGTCTCCAAGTGTGCCAAGTGGTCTTGCTCAGGATACGCAACAACTGCCCGCCCAATGGCCATCGCTGCGTTCTCGTCTGCCGCGTGCATTTCGATGTTCTTGTTGAACTGCGGCATGATCTCAGCTACGTTCGGCACGCGCATCTGTTTCATGATCCTGCCATGAACGGCTCTTGGGTCGTACAGGCCGGGGGCTTCCTTCATCAGCTGCAAGATCATTTGGTTCTGCGCTACCCGCTGACCTTCAGAGAATATGTGCGGGTCGCTGACCGGGATGATGTCGCTGCTGGACGCGAAGTCCGCTTCCGTTACGCCGAACTCCTCCACCATGTCCTGCTGCTTTTGATCAATCAAATAATACTTGTTGATTCGTTGCAGGATCTTGAGCACACGCCTTTGTGAGTCGTGGAGCTTCGCGTGTATCGAGGAGAACACCACGGAGCCTTGCTCAATCAGAGCTTGCGTCGTGCCCACTGGCGCGTTGCTTGTGATGTCGGCGATCTTTTCTTCAGCGGTTGTCACCACACCTTTAGCCGCGTTGGTGATCCATCCTAACAATTCGAACAGCACAGGCGAAGGTGGATTGAACGGCATTGGCATTGCGATCTTGCGGATGTCGTCAACACCTACCGCGCCTTCAATCTCAACGATCTGCGTCACCTCGACACTCTTCGATTGCCCGGATACTTTCGCGCCCTTGAGCTTGAGCATCGTTGCAGTGTTGTTGATGTGGGCAGTGTCCAACAGAGCACGCAAAGCACCTGTTGCGCTTGCGGCCAAGCCGCCGATCAACTGGGGCAGGCCGATGGCATACGCACCACGCCATGGAATGAACTTGAATTCAACCATCCAATCCAGCCGCTCTAACGTTTCGTCGCCGTCTTCCCAATTGCGATACAGGCCAACGATTGAATAGTCTTGGTCATCGATCATGAGCATGTACGGAGCTTCTTCGCCGCCTGTGATCTGGTCGTCCTCCAATGACAGGTTGCAACTCACGTGGTACATGCGCCTCAGGCGTTCTGTGTCGTCGGTGCCTTGATACTCCTTGCCCTCTATTTTCTGATTAGCCGACTCCGACAACGTGGCATCAGGTGCGAGTGAGGCCGCGCTATAACTGCCGTCCAAGTACAGCCCGCGCTTGATCCTGCTCCGATACTCGAAGTCAGATATGTCCTGCATTTCGGTGGTGCGCTGCGCACAATAGAAATTGGTCGCGGAGAATGGCAACAGGATCCTGTCGATGGGTACGAACTCCGCGCATGGACGGCGCTTCTTAGCGTCCCACCACATCTTTAGAAACTGGCTGCCGCCCAATGGTAGCTGGGTTAGCAACTGCTCGATCTCATCGCGGAACTCGACGATCTGCTCCGTCAACTGCCAGTTCATGAAGTCGCGTTTGCGTTCAGCGATCTCTATTTTGTCTTCTGTGTTTTCACCTTTGATGTTTATCCGCACGGGACCATCAGGCGGGAATATCTCTTTCATGCCGCGTGCTGCGAAATCAACACACGCTTCGGCCATAACAGGGTGCGTTACACGTGCCGCGCCGGCAAATGCAGCACCGCCGGGAGCGTCATCGCCCATGCCAGTACGCCTGAGTCCCTCTTCATACTGCTCATCACGCTGCTTCCGCGCCTCTTTATCTGATTCGATGTTGTAGATGTATTGCAGGGCGAGGCTGGACAGTTCACTCTTGCTCACAACCGCTGCCAAATTCTCGTAGAAGTCGCCGCCCGACTGCTGTTCACCGTCCAGCATGACCATGACGGAACCATCAGGCATTTCGACCAAGCCTTGATCCGTCATATCAACAGCGAAGTCTTCGGGCTGATATTCTTCAGGAGCGTACTGCTCAATGTCTGGGGTGGCTTGTTGTAAGGGGAAGTTATCCATGTTTAGTTATGCATCGTCATGCGCTGGACATCTAGTGAAGGCTCAACCCAGCCGCCATTGGCCATCTTTTTTGGTTCTGGCGGGTATAGATGCGGGTTTGCCAGCTTTTGTAGTTCGATGAACTCCTCCATGGTGAGTGCTCCCGGTATTTCTCGACCAGCAGCTTTTAACGCTTCGATCTCGGCAATGGTGAATACTTTGTGTGGATCAAATAAGCCGGCATTGGCAAGGTCAGCGTATTCATCGAACGCGCCCTTCTTCACATAGTCCTGCATCATCGGAGTCAGTTCGTTGCGATACTCGGGGTTTTTCTCCATCCACTCTTTGACGCGCTGGCTTTCCCAACTGTTGCCGAATGGCTTCATTTCTGCGAGCCGCCTTACACCCGGCGTGTCCGAATAGTTTACTGCCTGTTGATATGCATTCTGAACATGCGGCCTGCCTGTTGAATCAATTAGCACATGCAGCTCGCTGTCGCCGCCATATTTTAGTGCTGCCGCTTCACCCTGCGTACACCAGCCACCAGCGCATCCGACCTCCTGCACCTTTCGCAAACCTTCGGGCGTATCTACGCCGGGCAACTTCCTCCAGCTATGGCCGCTAGGGTATTCATGTATCACTGGCAGTTGCAGGTTGCCAGCGAAGCCAGCGTCTTCCGCCTTCCGCGACAACGCCTCAGCTTCTTGGTTGGCAGTGTGCGTCATCCTGACGGCATCATGGAAAGCCATTCGACTTAATGACTCAGGACGAAGCGTTCCATCAGCCAGCTTGTTTCGCAGGACGTCTACTACGTGATTAAAGCCAAGCGCTCCTGGCCATTCGTGAACACCGTAAACCGTTTCGTCCGGAGGCAATTTGGAGAGCCAAGGTTCTTCCCTCAGCGTCCCCGCCGATTGATCTGAGACTTTTGCGCTGGTTATTGCTTCATCCGAAGCGGATTCCCAACCTCTCGCGGCTTGCGAGATGCCACGCGGCTCAGGGAATCCTGCAATGCTTCTTTTTGCTGCCAATGCGTTTGCATCAGCAACGCGATTATTGTTAGCGAAATCCTTATGCACGATACCCTGCTCCGCCAACGCTCTGACTCTATCCCCCTCTGTTCCCATTTCGTTCTTGATGTATTTGGGGATGGCGGTGTTGATCCATTTACCGAGTGACGATAAAGGGACAGGAACAGCGCGGTCACCCATGAAATCCTCCACAGACTTGTTGAGCCAATTGCCGCCTTTATGCTTGACGATCCCGGCCATCCCGGCACCACCAAACTGCGCAGCAGCTTCACCCGGATCCATTCTCCCCCATCGTGCAGCTTCTTCCGCCAACGTGCTCAATGGGTGTGTGATGCGCTCACCAACACCTTCCATGTAAGTCTGCGGTTGGTTCTGAATGCTAGGACGGCCATCACCCTGCATGCCTGCCTCGTAGAGAGAACGAGGTGACGCCAGTGCCATCCGCATAGCGTCAAGGCTCATTTCACTGTTGGCAGTGGGCATGTGGATTTATTTGGTCTTGGACTTTGCGGGCTTTGCTACAGGAGCTTCGTCTGCTTTTGTATAGAATTGCGCCAGTGCCTCGGGTGATATATACCACTGATCGATGGTGTTGCTCGGATCTACGCCTATTTTGCCACCAGCACACGGCACGACGCCGGAACACACTTTGACATCACTCAAGCTCTCGCCGGGGACATAATCACGGAAGTAAGCGATTGTGGTTTTCTGATACTGTTCAAAGCCTTCAAGCATGCTGATGTCTCCTGTGGATTAGTCTTGCGAAGTGGTGCGTCTGGTCAGCTCCATGTTCTTGATGATCTCGGCCATTCGGTCCATGTTGTCGCTGGACTCGCGCACGTCAACAGCGATTGCATCATCCCGACCAGTGCCTGCCAGGACAGTTCTGTCACCGTATTCAACTGGATTGTAGGCTTTTGCACGCCAGCGATAGTGTGATGCAATTTCCCGTGCGATAGCCACCGAACCCGCGACAGAGGTATCAGCACTGCGCAATTCGTTTACCGCCTCTTCGTCCCAGTGTCGGGCGGAGATGGCGCGTGCCTCCTTGATTTTTGCCGTGCGCTCAGCGTTGGCCAGCACCCATGCGCACATGTGAGAACAGGAAATACCCTGACTGCGGGCGATCGAAGCTTGAGACTCGCCATTCATTATGCGTTCAACAATTTCATCTTCGATGTCTGTTAGCCGTTGGTGGACAGGAGAATCAGGTTTAGTTGCACTCTTCATATTCGCGCGGGACGTTCGTTTTTTGAATGACAAAGGCGTGATATTTTCCACATGAAATAATTCTCCTCGACTATTTGGAATAAAGCAAGCTATTTATTGCACCAAGCACCTTTCCCTCAATTCTCCCCCAGCTCATTCCATTTTACGAATGTGGGGGGCTGTGGGGGTGCAAGAAGCACGACCCCTATAAATCATATTTCCCCTTAGATTCTGCTTATGGTTTATAGGAGTCCACGATCTTAGGGGGGCACAGCCACCCACATT